AAAGTTTTACACCTGAAATGTACAAAAATTATGCAAAAGAGATGGAGAAATCGGTTTTAGAGTACAAACAAAATTTAGAAAAAGTATTAAACGGTGAATCATTAATACCAAATTCAGCAAATGAAGAACAACAAGCTAATCAACAAGAATTTTTTAATGTTCTAGCACAAGAATATGAAAGATTAAAAGAACTTCAAACTTCAGGCAATATATCTAATGAAGATAAAGAATTAATGTCACGCTTAGAAGAGTTGAGAGGAGCAGTTGGTGCTTTATCTGGTACAGTGCCAGATTTATCAAGATATTTAATGGAAACTATTACCCAACTACGAGAAGGTGGACAGGATGATTCTACAATTATAAAGGAGCTTGTTAACTCTTTGCGTGAGAACCCGCAAGGACAACCAGATAATGATATTGCAACAAACTTGTATTTACAAAGACAATCACTAGGAGACAACCTACCAGATTTTGATCAGTATAGGCAATCTATAATAGAGAGTGTAAAAACTATACAAGAAACTGGATTTCAAGTTGAAGTAAAACCACAAGTTAAAGAATTAATCACAGATTATATAAAAGTTAAAGAAGCTATCGTAGGAAGACTAATAGATCCTACATCAAACTCAAATTTTCAAATGGAAGATCAATCTTGGTGGCAAGGAATAATAGATGGGTTCGAAGGGATTATAGGAAATCCATCAGGAGAAGAAAAACCCAAACCTGAACAAATTAGACCTAATCAATCATCTTTAAATTTAAATTTCTTTAATGATATTCCTTTAAGCTTTTCATCATTAAGCGAAACTATTAATCAAGAGAATCAAGTATTAAAAGAACATTATGTAGGTATAAATTCTAATGTGCAGGGAATAAAAGAAAATTTATCAAGCATTAATGACCAATCATCTCAAATAAGCAATATACAAATTGACACTGCCGCAGAATTGTCGAAAAAATTAAAAGAAATTCAAGATACAAATATAGAAATTGTAAATTATCAAAACCAAAATGAAAGACAGCCGGTAATAACTCAAGTAGTTAAAGCAGAAATTCCTATGGAAGACGTAGTGGCTAAAATTACTCCACCCGCGACAATGCAACCTGTAAAGCAAGTTGACACTAAAAAAGAAACCACTCAAATTGATACAACTAAATTAGAACTTGCTGTTAATAAACTTGCATCTAGCGTAGATAAGGTTACTGCACAAGAAAATTTCAAATCAGATAAACAACCTACTAATGAACCATATGCATATAAGCGGGTAATGATATCATCTAATGAAGAACAGTCTGATTCACAACAACAAATGGAAATACTTAGGAGTATAAATACTAATATGGATCGCCTTGTAAAAAGTCAAGAAAGTAATTCAAGACTTTTGAAAAATACTATGATAGGATAATTGCTGCATGAGCTGGAAAAAATATTTTACTTCTGTAACCGATGCAAAGAATAACTCAGATGGTTTAAGTGTAATAAGTGGTAATGAGTCTGGACTAAAACCAGGACCTGCAAAAACAAATTACAGTTCATTTTTACCTGATGTTTACACTGGTGCTCCTAATCGTGTTGAGAGATACGGACAATATAATGTCATGGACATGGATTCAGAAGTTAATGCAGCATTAGACATTTTAGCAGAATTTTGTAGCCAGAGTAACCAAACAAATGGAACTCATTTTGAATTTAAGTTTTATAAAAATGCTACGAACAGCGAAGTTCAAATACTCGGTGAATACTTAAAACAATGGTATAAGTTAAACGAATTTGAAAACCGTATGTTTAGAATATTAAGAAACGCTTTTAAATATGGTGATGCATTTTTCATTAGGGATCCAGAAACAAAAAAACTTTATCATATTGATCCAAGTAAAGTAAGTAGAATAATAGTTAATGAAAGTGAAGGTAAAATACCGGAGCAGTATGTAATTCAAGAAATGAATTTTAATTTTAAAGATTTGGTAGCTACAAAACCATTACAAACAAACGGAAATGTTACTGGCGGAGGAGCTGGATATTTAACAGGTGGTGCTAGAGGAATGGTTGGACAAATGCCTAACCAACCAGGTTCTAGATTCCAATTAGATCAAGAAGAAGTTGCAGTAGATGCAGACAATATATTACATATTAGTTTGAGCGAAGGGCTAGATAATAACTATCCATTTGGTAACAGTTTATTAGAAAGTGTATTTAAAGTATATAAACAAAAAGAATTACTAGAAGATGCTATAATAATTTACAGGGTGCAGAGAGCACCTGAGAGAAGAGTTTTTTACGTTGATGTGGGTAACATGCCTAGTCATCTTGCAATGCAATTTGTTGAGCGTGTAAAAACGGAAATCCATCAGCGGAGAATACCATCCAAGACAGGAGGAGGAACAAATGTCATAGACAGTAGCTATAATCCTCTGTCAATTAACGAAGATTACTTTTTTCCCCAAACAGCCGAAGGCAGAGGCAGCAAAGTTGAAACACTACCTGGTGGAACTAACCTAGGTGAGATAGATGACTTACGATATTTTACAAATAAATTAGTAAGAGGTTTACGTATACCTAGCAGTTACTTACCTACCGGTGCTGATGATGCAACAAGTAATTATAATGACGGCAGAGTAGGTACAGCATTTATACAAGAATTAAGATTTAATACATATTGTGAAAGATTACAAAATTTATTAGTAGAAGAGTTTGATCAAGAATTTAAAAGATACTTGCTAGAAAAAGGTGTTAATATAGACACCTCAATGTTTGATATAAAATTTACTCCCCCGCAAAATTTTGCTGCTTATAGACAAAGCGAACTAGATAATCAAAGAATAGGAACTTTTGGACAAATTCAAGCCATACGATTTATGAGTAATAGATTTGCATTAAAAAGATTTTTAGGATTAAGTGAAGAAGAAATTGCAGAAAATGAACGACTATGGCGAGAAGAAAATGATGAAGAATTTAATAAAGTACAAGACGATGCAGCAGGAGAAATGCGTAGTGTAGGTATTAGTAGTGCAGGTATATCATCAGATGTAACAGGAGCTGAAGATATGGCAGAAATTGAAGGAACAGAAGATGGAGGTGAAACAACTCCACCAGAATCAGTAACAGATGGACAACCCGATCCAAATGCTCAACCAGCAGGCGAAACTCCGCAGTAATTGAACATATACTTCATTTTTAGGTAAATACATTATGATATTACGTGAAATATTTTATTACGATAAAGAAAATTTTGAACTTGTTGACGATGATCGGTATCAACCTGATTATGACGAATCAATCGTTGATTTAGACGATACAAGGAAAACAAGGTTAACTTTGCGCCAAATTAATCGCGCTAGGGTAGCAAGTGAATTGCATGATAAAGAAAAGGCAAACGAAGTAGAATTTATTAGACAAATGTACGGAATGGCAGCTCAGGAGCAAGCAGACGCTGGTATTTAATGGCAAAAGTAAGTAAAGAGGGTTTTACCAAAGAACAATGGAAAGCTTTCAAACTAGAACGAAAAAAACAAAAAGAATTAGCTAGACAAAAAAAATTAAAAAAAACAGAACAAGTAAATATTGTTCCTGAAACTGTAAACAGTGAAATCGCGTTTGTTGTTGGGAATGGCGTGTCCAGATCTAACATAGATCTACATAAACTTCAAAAAATAGGAAAAATTTACGGATGCAATGCATTGTATAGATCTTTCGCTCCAGACTATTTAATTGCTGTTGATGTAAAAATGATTATTGAAATTAATAAAACCGGTTGGCAAAATAAACACACTGTTTGGACTAACCCTAACAGAAGTTATGAAAGAATGAAAGGTTTTAATTTTTTTACACCAAGTAAAGGATGGAGTAGTGGTCCTACTGCATTATGGTTAGCATCCCAACATCGATATCATAAAATTTTTATTCTAGGATTTGACTATAAAGGATTAGATAACGGTCAAAAATTTAATAATATATATGCAGACACAAACAATTATAAAAAAAGTTCAGATACTGCAACATTTTATGGTAATTGGTTGAGACAAACAAAAACCGTTATACAAGAACATAAAAATATTTCATATTTTAGAGTAATTGATCTAGATACATTTTGTCCAGAAGAATTAAATAGATTTCAAAATTTTCAAAATCTTCCTAAAAATCAATTTATGGATCTATTCCAACTGCATAATTAAAAAATGATGTTTTTTCCACGATTTTAACGCATTTTTTTAATTGTTGTGTAAATAATTAATATGACAGCCTTACCATATGGTTTATTTATAGGAGCAATCAATGGCACAAAAAAGAACACGAAAAAAAGTTAATGAATCTGTTAGCTCTACACAAGTAAAGCACTCAACAGATAAATTTAAACAAATGTTAGAATATCTTGTTAATGAAGACCAGACACGAGCTGAAGAATTATTTCATGAAA